AGTTCCATTGTCTAGTGGTGCTGTTGGGTCTATTAAAGTATATCAATTATTACCTGATGATGGTTCAGGTAACCCCGACTTCACCTACGCTCTTAAAGTAGCATCAGGTATGAAAGTAAGTTCTGAATTAAACTCTGATGTAGTATTTAGAACACTAGAACCAATTTACTTTTCTGAAATGTCTAACTTGGGAACAGATAGTAAATTTATTACATCATTCCAACAAGAAGCAGGAAGTACAACGTTTTGGTTGATTGAATACAATAAAGAAGTACCTATTGTTGCTGGGACAGAAAAGACATTACAGATTCCCGTCGGAGACCCACAACAGTTTTATACAATTGAATTACCTGAAGATGATGTAATTGAGGTATTATCGGTTCAAGATTCGGATGGGAATACTTACTATGAAGTTGATTACCTGGCACAAGACAGTATCATAACAGGAGACCGAGTAAGTACTAGAACAGAACAACCATTCTTTCAGACCAAACTATTGAAAGTACCAAGACGATTTATCACACGGGTAAATAAAAATCTAAAATTAGAAATACAATTCGGTAGTGGTACAACTGATAGTGAAGATACCGAAGTAATATCTGCGATAGAACAAATTAAAAACAATACTAACTCAACAGAATTAGCACTAGACCCAACATCGTTTACCACATCTAAAACATATGGTAAGGTTCCATCTAATACCACACTTACTATCAAATATACAACAGGTGGTGGTGTAGAAACAAACGTACCACAAAACGATTTGACTAACCTAAATGAAGTTGTTTTTGAAAATGATACTACTTCGTTTAGTGGTAATATATCCACACTCAATCAAATAAAAACTACATTAAGTACCACTAATGTAAGTTCAGCAAGCGGTGGAAAGGGGTTACCAACAATAGATGAGATTAGACAAAATGCATTACAATTCTTTTCATCACAAAAAAGATGTGTGACATCAAGTGATTATAAAGCTAGAGTGTTGTCAATGCCTACAAAGTTCGGTAGTATCTCCAAAGTATACGCACAAAAACATAAACAAGGTGTCGTACAATCATCACCCAACTCAACAATTGATTTATACCTGTTGGGGTATGATAGCAACGGAAAACTTACAACACTAAACACACAGACTAAGAAAAACCTATCAACGTACCTAGAAGAATTCAGACTACTAACAGATGGTGTTAATTTGTTAGACGGGTATGTTGTAAATATAGGTGTTGATTTCAGCGTGTCTGTATTTAAGGGATATAATAAAAATGAAGTATTGTTACAATGTATTGAAATTGTAAAAGACTTCTTTAATACAAACAACCAAGACTTTAACCAACCAATATATCTTTCTGATTTAGAATTACAAATTGCAAATGTTGATGGTGTACGGACTGTTAATTCAGTTCAGTTACGAAATATTACGGAAGGTAGTTATTCTAATAAATACTATCCAATCTCTAACGCAATTAAAAACAAAATAGTGTATCCATCGGTGGAACCATCTGTGTTTGAGATTAAATACCCAAACCAAGATATTAGAGGAAAAGTAGAATGAGATATTTTGTAACAAGTTCTAAAGACACTTCAATCTATACTGACTTTAAGAATCAGAATACAGGTATAGACCAAATATTGGATTTATTTAAGTATAAAACAGATACTATTGATAAGTTTTCAAGAGTGTTGATACAGTTTGATTTGACAGATGTTTCCAATTCCGTTGTTGCCGGTACAATTACAAACCCTACATATTCACTAGACTTAACAACCACGTCATTAAAAGAATTAGCTTCTAGTTTTACATTAGAATGTGCACCTATTTCACAAAGTTGGGAGATGGGTCTAGGTAAACGACAAGATAATCCAAAAACAACAACAGGTGTTTCATATACGTGGAGAAACGAATTAAGTGGTTCTTCTTGGGATACTGAGGGTGGTGATTTTATTACCACAACCACATCAAGTTTATCATTTGACACACAAAGAACAGATGTTAGTTTTAATGTAACTGATATTGTAAACTCATACCTTGATGGTACATTTGAAAATTATGGTTTTGTGATTAAGTTTCCTAATACGTTAGAAAACGATACAACGAATTATGGTGAAATGAACTTTTTTAGTTCCGAAACAAACACTATCTACCGTCCTAAGTTACGGGTAGAGTGGGATGATAAATCTTTAGTATCAGGTTCTCTTACACAAATCACAGATGAAGATACATTTCTCACAATAAAAAGTTTAAGAAAAGAATATAAAGTAGAAAACCAATATAAGTTTAGACTACACGTAAGAGATATGTTTCCTACCTTAACGTACAGTACAGGTTCGGTATATTCTACCACAGGGTATTTACCGACAGGTTCTATGTATTCTATTGTTGATAATGTAACCAATGATGTAATTGTACCATTTGGGTCAACCTCAATTATTAGTATTGACAGTAATGGTAATTATTTTAATCAAAACTTTAAGGGTTGGGAAGCAGAACGATATTATAGAATCCTGTTTAAGATTGATGACGGAACAGGTAATTATCAGTTAATAGATAAAAACTTTGTATTTAAATTAGTTGAATAATGTATAATCCATTTAAACCTATAACAGAAAATATATATGACATAAACAACATAAAAAAAGTTTATGATATATTCCCATCATCATTGAGAAGAGCACAACTTTCATCAAATGAATTAGTTGAATTTTTACGAAGTCAATTATTTGATAGAGATATAACTATTGAAGAATTACAAAGACAGTTAGCTCAAATTGCTGATTTTAGTGGAACTAGGTTAGATGAAGAACTTGCAAATTTAGGTTTTGATGATATTTCAAGTTTAATTGATTCATTATTATCATCAGAACAACAAGCTGCTAGACGAACACAATTAGAAGCACAAGGTTATGTGAAAATTGCAGATACTGAATTGTATGTACTCGTGGACACAGCACCAAGTGACATATATGAATTTAACATAAATCACACAGATGAAAATGCTGGATTTTTTGAGTCTGATATTAAATCACCGTTTAGTATTGAATTTAAAAACATAGGAGAAGACCGAATCTATTTTATAAAACAAGAGACTTGGTTGAATGATGATGATGGTTATTTGGCAGGAAACCGCAGTCCATCGTACACGGGTAAACGATTTGGTGTTAACACTAATGATGGATTTATGTTTACAAACGCTTATAAATTTGACGAGTTTCCGTTATTAGATGCCCTTTTAAGTAGTATAGGTGCTGGTGAAACAAAATCAACTAGAATTTCATTAAATTATAAGTCAGAAGACGCCTATACGAATGCTGGATTATCACGGGACAGTCAAACTAATACGTGGTATGGTGAGATGCAAATATTAGCATCAACCAGCACTACCGCAACAACTGCAGATTTAAGAGAACTTATACCAACATCAATAGGTAAAATGAGATTATTTAGAGATAAAAACTAATGAATATAGAATCAATTCAAATAATAAACCCCATAAATGATAAGTTAAGTAATATTATTACCGAAAATACTATTACAGGGGAAACGTTAAATCAAGATTTAGATTCAAATACATTGGTTGTTAATGTTTTTGACACGTTTGATAATTTTCTCTTACAAAAAATAATCAAAGAGGGAGATTATACTTTTTTATATGACAACGAAGAACAATTTTTAAAAAATATAAGAAAAATAATATCGGAAGATGAAAATTTAAATATCAATGGGGTTTATAGGCTAAGATATTACTTTGTAGGTGATATTTTTGATTCATTAACGAATTTAGATAATTCATTTATTATAACAGAAATATCAGCAGATAACACAGAGTTAAGATTAAATCCTAAATCAAATAATGAAGATTTTATAAAAGATTTTAATCGTTTTAAGAGTTATATTAAACCAACACCTGTGTCTGAAACATTAGAAAAACAGGTCAATAAAGTAGTAAAGTTGTATGTTGGTTCTTTATTTGGAATTCGGTCTGATAAACTAACTCCTATTATAGAAAATTCAGTTATTATTGCTGAAGGTGAAGAGAGTATAAATATAAAAGATTATTTAATCAAATACTATAACGAGGAAGAGGTAGGAGGTATAATAGGGAATATAAGACAAGATATTTCAGCTGTTCAAGGTAGATTTACAAATCTACTATCTAACTTAATAAAAGAAGATGAAGAGTTAATAAATTTGTATAGAACTTATAAAGATAACCCTACAAGTAAAAACTTTGATTTTGTTGAAAAACGTATTTATGATTTATTTCTTTCAAACTTTTTAAAAGAACTTTTTAACATTATAGATATACAGCTTAAAACAGAGTTCTAAGAGTTTAACTTTTTGATATTTATATAGAAATAATAAACAAATGAATAACCAACAACTACAAGGTGCCACTGTATTTGTAAATACAGACTCATTACGATTTACCGATGATGGTGATTTAGAATTGGAATATTCTCGTGCAGTTGGAGTAAGTGGTTTAGGTGAAAATCAACAATTAGTAGGCCCTATTTCAGAAAACGAGTTTTTACGTGGTGACATTGAAGAAATTGTAGATATTGTCGTTACATTGGGTGATAAAAAGACTATTGTTGCTACTTTTAAAGATAAAATATATTGGAGAGTAGTTACTGATTCAGATGAAGAGAATCAAAACGACACCACTCCGACACCTAGTGACTGTGACATATTAGAAGAAGCCATTTCTCCTAATTCATCAAGAATGGGTGATAAAAAAGGTGTAACTGAAATTACCTGTCAACAAATAACTTGGAAGTGGAATGGGGAAGAGTGGAAACAACAGTCTTCAGGCCGAACTTATCCTGCCCCTGCTGATGGTAGTAGTCATACGGTTCAAGAAATACTTGAGAATGATATACCACCAAACAAAATTATTGGAACTTATGAAGATTACCAAACTTTAACATTAAGTAATATAACATATAGTTGGGATGTTAAAGGAGAAGAATGGATAGAAGTTTCTCAAGGTACCGCTGAAAACTGTGATAAATTAGAAAAACAGGGTACTAGAGAAAATGATACTGCTATTTGTGGTGGTAAAACATATAGATGGTCTAGTAGCAACGACCAAAATACTAATAATGGTTGGGTGTATGGGGGGCCAGCATAGATTACGATGTCAAATCCATTAAACGAAAAAATAAGAAAAATTACAATTCCATTAAGTTGGAGTAATAATAGTGGTTTATATAATATATTAAAAACAAACTCACTTCAGTTTGACACACCACTACTTGATAATCGTATTGTAGTAAAAACTACACGACAAAACGATAGAAACGAAACAGAACCTAAAAAAATAACTAATATTGATAATTTTAGCGAACAGAAATTATCGGGGGACGATATTAGGTTTGAAGTTGAAAAAGAACCTAATAAATTTGATGAAGATAATACTCAAAGTACATTAAGTATACTATTAAAACCATTAACTAGTAGTCTGTCAGGTAACCGATACACATTAAACGACAATGAATTTAGTATAGTTATTGATGCTGTTTCAAATATATCTAATAAAAATGAATTACAAATTACATATCAGGGGAAAGATGGTGAAGGTAACTTACTTTATTCAGTCCCACGCCCTATTAGAACTAGTGATGTTTTTTCAGGAACTGTCTTATTTAAAGCTACTGATAACCAAAATAATAAGTTTAAAACTTTTTTAGTAACAACAGAGACGGATACCATAGACGACCCACCCCCTGTTACCGAAAAAGTTGATTATGAGGTAATAAGACGTAATGTAGAAACGGCCATTAAATTGGCATTTACATTCAACTTATCAGTCACAGAACAAGACACACGTGGTGGTAGGTATGAACTCACAGAACAAGAAAGGTTTTTAAAATACTCTTTAATTGACAATAACGGTAGTTACTTACCTATCATAAATTGGGTTCGTGGTGGTGAATTACAACAAATAGATAATGAATTAGATATATTAGATTCAATTATAATAAAACTAGAATCTCCAATTATCAATGATGTTAATGTCTATGATGAAGTGCGGTTATTTAAAACACCGTATCTTCCTTTTGAATTTAATTTAGATTTATCAGAGTTAGAACCACTTTCGTCAAACGTATTCTTAACACCTAACTTTAAATCCGATGTACAAGAAAATGCAGACAATGTGTTTTCTAACTATGAATCATTTGAGACAATTACAGGTGGTAGTGAATCAGTTGTAGGTAAAAAAGTAATAGACCATTACTTACAAGACAAGAAAATAAAACTAAACACAGACTTTACAGACTATAAAAACTTTGTAAAGTTTAGTTCTGCAGAAGAAAGACTTAGAAGTTTCTATTACAAAGTACAACAGTTAGAAACATACGAATCTCAAAGTACTGCAGTTTCATCGTCATCTGATAATATTATTAGACGACAAACTCAAATTGACAAACTTGACGATGATATTAGATTACTCAAGGCTAGTTTTGATGATTATGAATCATATTTGTTTAATACAAGTGGTTCTATCTATTCATCATCTATTGTTTCATCGTCCGAGGGTATATTTGCAGAATGGCCAAAGACCACACCAACCGAACAAGTAACCAATGGTGACCTTTCGTCAGGTACAGGGTGGTATGTAGAAAACTCACCTACGAGTATCAACAATGAACGTCTTGAGATATATTGGAATGGGCTAGTATCACAGAGTATTACGTTAGACGTTGGTACAGTTTATGATGTATCATTTGATGTTGATAAGGGGTCACTTCCAATATCAATGTCGTATAATGGAATTCAAATAACAGAAGAACGACGTTTCCCAAGTGGTTCTAATACATTTACTTTTACTGCAAAAACGGGTGATAGTTCCAATGATTTTATTGTCAATGGGGCTACCATATTTGTTGGGTTTTTACGAATAGATAATGTGAGTATAAAAGCAAAACCTGCCCTTAAATCATCTACGTCTAATGATGTGATAACGTGGTATAATAATTTACTATCAGTTGGTAGAGATTATGATAATCTAAACAGAGATAGTTTTAAGAATAACACACCCGAGTACTTACGAGAAGATACAAACTCCGAGGATTATATCTTATTTGTTGATATGGTGGGTACGTTGATGGATGAGATTTGGTTGTATGGTAAAGAATTATCAAATCTATATGATTGGAGTAACGATGTAACAAAAGGATTGAGTGAGGACTTGAGTGTAGTTCTACTTAATATGTACGCGAATAATCTTGACGTTGGGTTTAGTGAGAAAGATATTTGGGAATATGTTTTAGGTATCAACGAAAACGATACAGGGAAAGGTGGTCTAACAACTGATTTTTCATTTAAGAAACAACAAAAAGAAACGGTTAGACGACTACTAACCAACTTACCATTCTTATTGAAACAAAAAGGAACTAGACGTGCAATAAAAGGATTAGTTTCATCATATGGTGTTCCTGATTCTACATTATTTATTCGCGAGTATGGTACATTTCAAACACCTGATGGATTATCAACAGAAGTAACTGAAGAACGACAGAATTATAGATTACAGATAGATAGTGATACTAACTTACACATCACACAAAGTGATTCAAGTATTTCATCTATAACGGGGGTTGAGTTAAACCTAGAATATACAGGTAGTGCAGAAACAATTACATTCTTTAGTGGTAGTAACTCAAGTGGTGGTGGGTTTACTGTTGGATTTAAAGACACAGGTAGTAACGCGACTGATGGGGATATTCAATTCAGTATATTTGATGGTAGTGATACATTTACAATGAGTTCTTCTATCGCACCATTTTATAGTGGTGAGTGGATGATATTAGTACAACAACTATCTAGTGGTAGTTACGAAATACTAGCCAATCAATTTGACCGAGTAAATGGTGAGTTTGATTATCAAATAAGTGCAAGTGCAACTATACCCGATGCTATATCAGGGTCATTGGACGGTGTATTTAATGAAACTGATGGATTCTTATTTGGTACATTTGATACTTATAATACTAAATTTAGTGGGTATTTAGATGAGTTGAGAATATGGGATTCTGTTTTAAGTGATAGTAACTTTACCGAACATACTAAATATCCAAAGTCCATTAAGTTAGACAACCCGTTAGAAATACCATCGTCGTTGAAAGTACGAGTGGATATAGAACAAGAGTTTAGAACAGACTTTACAGGTTCATTACCTAACTTGGTATTTAACCCACAGTATATAACAACCGTTAGCGCTTCAGGAATTACCATTGACGATTGGATTAGTTCTACACGAACAGAATATATTTCTACTCCTAATGTCGGTGAGTCAAAACAATCAAGTAATAAAGTAAGATATGGGTTAAATCAGATACTCAATGGTAATACACTAACACCCAATACTCCATATGAGGGTGAGCCTAAGAATATAGTAACTGCTACAATTACGTTAAGTAGAATTGGGGATGGTCTAGTGACATACACATACCAAGATACTACTGATAATACACAGACAGTTGATGACACAATAGAAGTATTACCTAAAAAAACGACTATAAAGTATATAGAAGGTACGTTTGATATAATCAATGGTGAACGTTTTATTACTGTTGAAACAAAAAGTATAGAAAATCAATTAGAATTAGCAAGAAGTAGTAAAGAGGTATTGACAAATGTAACTGACATCAATGAACTCATTGTTGGTTTCTCCCCAACACAGATTGTTAATGAGATTATTACACAACATTTTGGTGGTAATGATTTATCAAATGAATACGCAGACCCAACAGAAAACTATACAGACACTTACAATTCTTTACAAACGTTAGTAGATAATTTCTTCCAAAATATTGGTAGTAATCAAAAAACAAAGTTCTTTATAGAGTATATTAGAAACTTTGATAAGACTTTATTTAACAACATTAAAAAGTTTGTACCTGAAAAGGCTAACTTAACTACTGCGATATTTATTGAACCACATTTGTTGGATAGGAGTAAAGCAAAACGACTAGGTAGAGCAGAAACAACTGACTTAGCAAATCAAGGTAATCCCGTACCACCATCATACACAACTACACCACCATCACAAGATGTCACTATATCAAATGACCCCGCACAAAATGATTTAGCACCAATTACTCCATTGGGTGACCCAAGAGGTGGTAGAAAAGAACCAATATTAGCAATCCCACCATCAATACCTTCTGAACTTATATCATTTAGTCCAATTGACTTTGGTTTAGGTATAGCTAAGACAGTACCTGATGTATTCCCAACTCAAGATGAACGTGGTGGTTTTATAAATCAAAATGAAAATGTAGTTTCTATCAATGATGATTTTGTAAACAGAATTATACAAGATAATGAATTTGATGAAAATAGTTTAATTAGAGTTCGTGATGATAGAGATGAGGTTAAACTATTTGAAGTAAGACAATATAATAATAAATCTCAATTAGATACTATTGAAAGTGAAATAGGCACAATTAGTAGAGATGAACGAACGTTTTCAAATAAAACATACGTTGAGAAAACAAGAGAATACAACAAATTAAAAGAAGAAGATGGTAAGTTGTTTGCTATCAAACATCCATTTACAGGAACAAAACCCGGCGAGGCCGTAACACAAGAAAATAGAATTAAGAAAGTTAGACCTACGTCATCCGAGAGGGGATTTGGTATAGGTCGTAATACATCACGTACAGAGGTGGTAAATGGTATTACTATTGTAAAAGACGAATTAAACGTATCATCTCGTGGTAAAGAAGATTCAACATCAACAAATAAATCAAGACAGACTAAAACAATTGTATCAAATCCTGATGATGATATTAAACTCACAGTTGATTAAAAAAAAATAAATAACTATATTTATTAATATACAAAATACGAGACAAAAATTATGGCATATTTAAATAATAACACAACTGTTATTGATGCAGTGTTAACTAACAAGGGTAGAGAGTTACTCGCTCAAGGTCAATTCAATGTAGCTAAATTTGCATTGGCTGATGATGAGGTTGATTACTCCCTTTACGATTCTGCACACCCACTTGGAAGTGCTTTCTATGGAACAGCTATTGAGAACTTACCTGTTACTGAGGCAGTACCTGATGAAACACTTTTACTACGATACAAACTTGTAACACTTCCTGCTAACACTAAGAATATTCCAAAACTTGTTTTAGGGACAAGTGCTGTTTCAGTTGTCGCAGGTGAAAAAGACTTTATAGACTTAGGTATATCAACTACTCCTGCATTAGATGGGTCAGGGTTTGGGTATACTGCACTTTTATCTGACACCCGACTAGGTAGATTAGAAGTTTCACCGAACGGAGTACAATTTGGTGAATCACAACTCATAGAAGACCCCGGCTCTTCTCGTATTGTTCAATCTCTATCTGCAACTTCTATTAGATTTTATCCATCTAGTGTTGTGAATGTCAACAGAACAGGTACTATTAGATTAACAGGAAACGAAAGTGGTGCTACATCAACCATTAATGTAACAGTAACACGACAAACGGTATAATAAATGGCTAACATATACAAAAATTTATCACCTGACGACGTAATCACCGTAAAGAAAAAAGTAACTAAGGGTGTATTTAGTGGTGATGCGGCAAGTATAACAACGTTTTTTACAGGGTCTCAAGCCGCAGAAACAAGTTCAACGGGTAGAGGTCTTTATTATTTAGATGTATTTCAAACAGAAAGTACAGACTCAACGGCCGCAGTTCAATTTACATTATCATATGGACATTTAAATGGTAATGGTACTCCAACTGTTTCAACTGATAGTGGTTCTCGTAGACCGACCCAAGCCGTTTACAAACAATACGCAAATACATTATTACCTGTTAATACAACACAATTTACATTTTACACAGGTTCAACTGCTGATGGACACACTTCTAATGATGCATTTATTCTTAACTTCAGTAGAACACGAATTAAGGAAGAACTTGACACGGATTCATTTGAAATTCATTTTAGTGGGTCAAACGGTATATTCAAATTTATTGATGACTCCGCAGACATTACTAACCCAACAATAGGGCCAGGTGGTGCGGTTTATAATATTGCAAGTGGTACTATTGATTTAACCACCACGGGTTCTGATGTTGTAACATATACAGCCTCCAACGGTGAGGGGTATGGTAAGTTTTTCCCTGAAAGTGGTATTGTAATCTTCAATCCTTCAGCTATCGGTAATACTATCGGTAATGTTCTTGGTGTAGAAATAACAGGTTCATCCGCTAACTTGGTAGCTGGAACATATGATAACTTACATTACTCTTTATATGATTCATTAGTGGGTGGTGCATATGCAAAAGCAAGGTCATCGGAAGATGTAAGTTCTCAAAGTTACTTTGTACGGGTTAGAAATAAAGAGTTTAATTTCTCTAACAATCCAACATATGTTAGTGGTAGTGATAAACAAATCATTGATTCTCTTTACAATGAACCTGTAACATACATTTCTACTGTTGGACTTTACAACGAACAGAATGAATTACTTGCAGTTGCAAAAGTTTCAAGACCTATCCTTAATGGTAGAGATACAGAATCACTTGTAAAGATTAAAGTTGATTTTTAAAATAAATGAATGAAAGCAATAAGACCCGGCGACTTTCTAGAGTTTGATAATGAGACCAACAAACAGTTTGTATTAGCACATACAAGTAGTTTTCTCACGACTTTAGAAGGTACACGGTTTTCGGGTTCATTTGAAACGGGTTCAGCAGACACCACAACAAATGGTATTTATAAAGGGCCATTATTTGGTAGTATTGAAAGACAGTTTTACACAGACGACTACCGACCTGAAACCACACAATCATTACATAATAAACTGACACTTATACAAGTATCACAGTCAGTATTTGATGAGAAGATAAAAGAAAACTCTGTTATACTAAACGACACTACATCATCTACTATTTTCACAGACGATGGTTTTGGTAATTTGGTAGTAAGTGGGTCTACAACTTATGTGGGAAATGTGTTCTATGAGTTCGGTAGTATAGTAATTACAGACACGGGTTCTTATACACACGTTGGATTGGGTGGGTTTGATTTAACATTTAGAAGCAAACACCGAAAGAAAACATTGGTATTTCAGGCTCAAGTAGAACCGAGTGAGTTTAACTTTTCAACCAACCCAACTGCTAGACTACGAGGTGAAACTACATTAAATAGACCAAGATACAGTTATACCATAGAAGAGGTTTCACAATCATATTCACAATCAATAAGTGATGAAACAATCATACCTGAGTTTTTTGGATTTGACCCAAGTGGTTCTGTTAGTTCATCACTAACACC